CGGCTGTGTGGCCGCTTACAGCGGCGTTGTAGTTACCAATGGCCGTCGATACAGCGGCGTCCGCAACGGCTAATGCAGCAGTGGCTCCAGAACAGGCAGCAGAACTAAATGTCCAATATTCAAGCTCGTAATACTTATCGCCTCCTTCTTTGATTCGTTGCTTTCCAGCTCTTAAAGACTCCGATAAAGCAAAAGTGACTCCACTAACAAATGCTCTGTTATTGAGGACATAGCTATCCCCCGCAAAATCAAATACAGTCTCCACTAGAGAGAATGAAGTACAGCTTCGCGATTGCTCCTCAAAAACTTTATTGCGAGCAATTTTTGCTGCTTCTAGCTGAAGCCTGCGGTTTTCCATGACCTGCCAAGTGCTTATTAAAGTAGTAGCCTCTGCAGAAAGTCCTGTCAATGGAATAAGCTGATCGTCTTGATTAAACAAAGGCGCCCCCGTATAACCACATTCACTGCTGCGATACTTCCAGAGGCAAAGGTTTTGAATGATGATACGCCGAGGAAGCTTCAAGCCCTCTAGGTCCAGAATGCTTGCCAGTTCCCAAGTAATAGTCAGAGCATTTTCTTCTGCTTTGCGCTCAATGTAATAAACATCAATGGGAAATTCCTGTAAGGGGTCGGCTTCAATTTGTCCGTCTAAATACTTGCCTAACGTGCGCCTTCTTGTGACCTTGGTTCCCACTAAATCATCGTATTGACTAATAAGTTCAGTGAAAGTACCAAGGACATTAGCCACTGTCAACGTGGGCTGTGCAATTTGTCCAGTGGTACTCTTTTCATAACCCGACGAAATAATTGGCAATGGGTCGTAAGTATTACCTTGCCATTGAATTTTCTCATCATTCGGCGCCAATTGATTTGTGAAATAGTACAAATCACTTGTATTCCCCGTAATGGGAGAAAGATCAATATCAAACAGCTCAACGATGGCATCATGCCACCCTTGTTGCACATCAATTTCTAAAGACATTATGGATTAGCTCCTGGGGTCATAAATCCTTCTGACTTTGAAAGAGAAGATGTTGCTGTTGGGACCAATCGAGCGCCATTGCCATTGGTTCGGCTCCAGTCTATATTTATATTGCTGGTCGTCCATAAAGAATTGTGAATAGAAAAAATCTCCTCGCAGTGAAGCTAATTGACTATCTAGTGCAATGGCTGTCTCGTCAGAAATGGGGACTGTCTCCACTTGGTACATCCGCATGTCATCGTTCAGCAGTTCGGGCACCACTTGTTCATAGCCATCGCCAAATTGGACGCGCTTTGTAAGAGTGCCACGCTCTGCTGAAAGACCGTACTGACAAGGAAGTGCAAATACTGGTTGCGACATTACTTCTTACCTCCGCCCCGCAAGTACGCCGCCAGGACGCAGCTCATTCACAATCACTTGCTTAACAGCACCTTCCATCTTACGGCCAAGGCTTGAAGCATTGCCTCCTCCTTCGCTTTGCATTTGTCCATTGTTGACGTTAATAACAATGTTAGTTGAAATCTCACCACCAGTCCCTCCCATCGTGTCCCCAAGGTCCACAGGAACGCTCTTGCCGTCGGGGAGGGGGATAATGGCCTCGTTGTAGCGCCCTTCGCCTACAAGGCCCAGCGTAGGCCCTGAGACAATGCCTCCATCGGCAAAGGCCTGGAAACCCCCCGCCCACACTGCACCATTTGCTGCAAACACAAAATTGCTTGCTGGAGTGGCTGGAGAGGCAGCAGCGGCTGGTCCAGCTCCCGGAATAGCCGCTCCAAAAATATTTAAGAAGCCTTGGATCAACTGCGCTTTTAACCATTCCGCAATCATTTGTGCAACCATATCAGCAAAGTAATCCGCAATACTTTGGAAGAAGCCTGCAAGTGCTTCTCGTGCAGTCATGCTGCCAGTAATTAGTCCCTTAAAAGCTTCTCCAAAAGCATCTCCGATGGCGTTAGCCGCACTCACCACTTGGTAACCAATATTTGTAAGTTCTTTTAATCTGTCTTGAGCGGCTTCAAGACCTTCGCCCAAATACTCTCTTGGCGTCTTGGGCTTCAAACCTTTTTCGGCTTCTTTTTGGGCATCTTTTTTCGCCTCTGGAACGCTATCTTTAATCCCTTGCCGCAATTTTAATTCTTCCTTCAAGACTGCCAGCCTCTTCTCCGCATCTTCAAGCTGTTTTTTACCTTCTGCTGTTAAATTTGTTTGCAATTTAAGCTGTTCAATGATAGCTTCAGTCGAAACAATATTTGTTTTAGTTAGTTCAATAAGTGTATCTAGTCTTTTCTCTTCTTGCTTAAAGCTTTTCTCGACTTCAATTCGCGCTTTCGCCACGGAAGGTAAAATTCCTTGGTTAATAAGATTAAGGTATTGTTGCTGATAGCCAGATTCTTCCTTGTAACCGTCTAAGATTTTTGAAAATCCCTGCTGAACTTCATCTCTTTCTTTCTTAAGATCAATCTGCAATTGTAACTGACTTGAGAGAATTGCTTGTTCTGCCCGCAATGCAATTTCTCTCTTGGCGATAGCTTCTTCTGCTGCTGTCAGGCCCTGAAGTTCTACTTCTTTGCTTTCATACTTAAATTCAATTAATTGTTTAGCCAGCTCTAGAGAACTAACTTGAGCTGTATTATTCATCAACATTGCATTTGTTAGCTGTAATTCTATTGCTGCTAGTTCTTTTGTCTTTTCAAGACGAAGCATCAATTCAGGAATCTTGCTTTCGCGTTCTTTCTTGGGCTTGGTTCCACCACCAACAGCGCCGCCTCCCGTTCCACTACCGTCGCCACCGCCATCCTTTCCACCTTTTGAGGTCGCGGGGATTTTTGTTTGGGCAGAACCCGGTATATACCTGCCAAACATCCCAGTAGCTTGCGCGTTTGGCGCCGATGCACGATTCGCTGCACCTGCCGCATACTTTCCGGCTCCAACGAGTGTAGATAAAGCATTGCCCTCAAAAATTTTACGAATTGGCGCAGGTAAGTTTGCCCACCAATTGTTAATAACTGCGCTGAGACCGTTAAATCCTTCTGTAGCATTACTCGACAAACTATCAAAAAATTGACTAAATACATTGGTTGCTTTGGTTGCATTTTCCGCTGCGGAGTCGAACGTGCTTTTGAATACATCCTCGAATAACTGTTTGACGCCTTGACCGATTGGACTGAGTTTAGTTATTAAGTCTTTGTAAGAACTTTCAATATTTTTTGCAGAATCTTTAGCATCTTCTGTCATCCCTTCTACGGAATTTCTAAAGTCCGTCGCGACAACGCCTCCAATATTTTTAACAAAATTACGGAATGTTTCATTGGTGTCATAGACCCCTTTCCCAAGCAAGACAAGACCACCAACAACCAGAGCTGCTTTACCTGCTAATGCAGCCATGGCAAGATTGGACAAGGTAAGAGGACCAACCAGTCCAGCCGCACTGCGTTGTAGTAACAACATTTGCAACTGAGTGCCAGCAAGAGCTGTTCTTGCTCCTGTAGCCTGAATGCCAACTGCGTTAATTGCATAACCAAACGCAACCATGCGAACAATAGCTGCGTTGATACTCGTCACAAGTCCTATTAATATCTGACCACCTAGCAATTTGAAAGCAGTATTAACTAGCAACACATTCGCATATAATTGAAGCAAGAAACCAGTAATAGGATTACCAGCAACTGTCGCCAAAAATTTTGCAGCATTAAGCAAAACGCTACCAAATAATTGAAGCGATGGGATTAGGGCAGTAATATTTGCTTGCAACCCTTCAAATGTTGGCCTTAGTCGCTCTAGTTCTTGGGCGAAAGCCATGCCTCCTACCGTCTTTGCCTGTGTGCCAGTAAAAAATGCATTGAAGCCATCGGTGATGGTTTTAATACCACTGGTTAATGGCACCACTACGGCATTTAAAAATCCAACAGCAACTGGCTCAAAAGCCTCGTAAAGAAGCTTCGTAGAGTTTTGCATGCGGTTAATTACACCCTGGAATGTCCTGGCTGCCCCTTCTGCTCCAGGCCCGAATTCTCTCTGTAGCTCTTTTGTGACATTCTTGAGCAAACTGCGCATTGCGTCGCCTTTGTAGGCTCCATCTTCCAAGGCTTCTGAGAATTGCTCAATAGCTTTTGGCCCTTCAAAACCTGCAGCTTTGGCAAAAATACCCATAGCTCCAGGCAGCACGTCACCTAACTGCCCCTTGAGTTCTTCGCTCATGACTTGACCTTTGCTGGCCATCTGAGCAAAGGCATAGTTCACCCTGTCCACCTTGTCTGCGCTCATGCCAAAAGTGGCAGCAGCTTGGCTCACACCAGTGAACAAGGCACGAATTTCTTCTCCCTTAAATCCAGCAGGAGCCATGGAGGCATATAGCTTAGTAAAACCATCTCGTGCTGACTGAAGGGGAACGTTGTAACGATCAACAATATCTAAGATAAATTGATTGGAAGCCTTGGCCTCTGCTGCACTCGGAGAAATTGCCTTAAGTGTATTGTTGAAGCTTTGAAGAGCGCCAACGGCTTGCCCCACCTGGGCAGGGAAAGAAGTAATAAAGGCTAAAGCTTTGTAAGTAGTACCAAAAAGCAGTACTTGCTTGGTCGCCATGGCGAACTCATCGCCAATTTCGCGCACTACTCCAGTGCCAGGAATGTTGATGCTGCCAAGAGCCCTGCCGAAGCCGCTTATGCCGCCACCCCCCGATGGAGGAGGAGGCGGGTTTCCTCCGCCCCCGCCAGGGGGTCTATTGCCCGGTCCCGCCGGACCATTGGGGCCAAACATGCTCGTTTGAGCATTGATTTTTCCTAAAGGAGGCGATGAAACAGCCATTCCCGAAGTCGGGAAGCCACCTTTGTAAAAGCCTATACCTCCACTAGGTTCAACAAAACCACGTCCCAACGAACCACCAAGAGTAGCCCATCGCGTAGTAATTGCTCTTGATATTTGAGCTTCTGTCCGAGGCTCTGGAATAGAAAAATCCCCGGCAATCTTGCGAAAAACTGTCTGAATTGTAGATTTTGCTCCTCCAAGTGTATTCCCAAAGGAACGCAATTGTTTTCGTGCTTGAGTTATTTCTTCTGAAGGCACAAATGAACCCTCTCCAGCTTTAATGCCACGCTGTAAAGGACCAGAGAGAGGGAATTGCCCAAGAGAGCCAGTCCCCATGCGAAAGCGTCCAGCAGTAACTCCAGCAAAGCCTGCAGGGTAAGCTGGAGGCATTCCGGGCGGGTAATTGACATAACCGGCCGATAAAGCAGATCGTCCAATATAACCAGATGGTTGGACTCCAGGATTGCGAGCACCCCCAGAGAACAATTGACCAGTAATGCCACCTCCTGTTCCAAGTGCGCCACGAGCACTCGCTAATGATGACAGTAGGTTTTCAATATATCCAGGGCGGATAGGAGATCTACCTCCCATTGCAGGAGCACGGTATTGTTGCCCATAAAGACCGCTAAGTCTCGTAGTTAATTCACGTTCACTCATTCCAAACATGAGTGGCAACGCAGAAAGAAACGATGGAGCAGCAGAAGCAGCATTTTTCGCGCTGGCACGGCGTGACTGAATATTGCCAACAGCAGCTCCGGTCATAGCAGCATTTACTCCTGCTCCCGTTTGTAGCAATCTGCCACGCTGTTGTCCGCTTCCCGGAAGTTGAACAATGCCAGCCATTGAGGCTATTATTGTTGCCTTTAGACGCGCTGCCCCACTCTGAGCTTCTCCTTGTAGTGCGCGATAAAGATTGCGCATCTCCTGGATACTCATGCGGGTTGCTTCTGTGAATCCAGCCTTAAGCCCCTGCTCCAAGCCCTCCCCAGAATCTTCGCCTATTTTTTTGAATTCACGAGAAGGGGACGCGATTCCAAGAACATTTTTGAGCGAATTGATTAAATCTTGACCAAGAGATTTTGCCGCCATTTTTAAGCGGCTATCTTCACTCTGCAATCCGTTTAAAAGTCCTGCAATGGTATCTTTGCCAAGTGCTCCAATTTTGGCAACCATCTCCGGCCTGGTTTTCTTTGTCGCTCGCTCAAAACCTTCTACTCCAGCTACGGCTAGTGCTTCGTATAATTTTTTAATTTCATTGACACTTGGCTGACCCTCTCTCCTCTTTAAACCAAGTGCTTCTACGCCGATAGGAAATGAACCCTTTGCTCCTTGTGCAATTTGCTGTGCGCGAGCAATAGCAAGTGCTAATTTATTGGCATTGTCTATTTCTGTCTTTAAATTGCTACTAACTAAAACTTTAAATTCTTTACCGCTGATATATCTATTCAGCAGACGGTATTCATCCGCTATTCGTTTCCGGTCGAATTTAATACTAACAGGAACATTGTATCCAGCCGCTGCTTGCCCTAGTCCCGATAATTGCTGCCTGAAAAATGCCAGGTCAAGACTTACCTTAAGCTTAAGTTCCGCGTCTTGAACTGCCATTTTACAAAACTCTCTATGTTACCAATTCTATAATCATTGTTCCTGGTTGCGCCCGCTAAAAGCCTTAATTTCTTCTGCCAGGAGAGCAATTACCCTGCCATTCATTTTGCGCTCCTTCATTAAGCGTTGCAATACATTTAAGCTTTCATCTGTGACACCATGATCTTTTTTAATTTTTGTAGTGTCAAAAGGCAAGAAATCATTGGGCTTAACGCTAGATTTCTTTCCACCCATCATTCCGGCAGCCATCGCACCTAGTTTGGCCACGGCTACACTTTGAATGTTGTACTTACTAACGTCGTGCTTTTCTAGGTATTTCAGAGCAGCCTTTACGTCGCTTACACGCTGGCGACCAAAATACTTCCCACTCCATCGCTCATCTTTGAAATCCGACGACGATAGTCGGAAGTAAAGATCATTCCATGGAGTGAGAGAAGTTAGGAACTTTCTTGACTGAGCTTCTAAGCGTTCGGCATTTGAGGAATATTCCTCTTCTGGGATTTTTTTGCTCCGTCTGCAGCCTCCTTCACTTCTGCTTCTTGCTCAGCGGAGATGAATTCCACTACCTTGGCAATGGCTCGACGTGGCAAACTTTTAGTGTCTTCAATGTCCCAGTCACTAAGATCTTGCCATTCTCCATCGACCAGACCCTGTCCGCGAGAACGAACAAAGGCTGTAACCATGCGAGCGTTAGTGCTCTCTACAGAAGAACCGCTGGTGATCATACTGAGCGTTTCTTCGGTGTATTCAGAAAGAAGTTCTGTTTCGGTGATAGAGCCGCCGCCGCCCTGTAACAGGGAGAATGCCTCATCAAGAGGAATATCTTTAGACGTAGCAATGCGCTTAGCTAGTTGCACAGCACGAATGGTAGCTTGACTTTGAAGCTTGCTAATTTCCTCTTGTTCAATAGCTTCTGCAACTAGCCATCCGCCATATTTCTTCATGCGAATGTTTGGAAGAAGTTCAAAGAACTCTTCAGTCTTGGTTTCCAAGAGGAAGCTGTATTTGCTCATGATCAAGAATGTTTAACATTGCGTTGAACACCTTCACTCGTTCGTGACTAGAACGAAACTCAGGTGGCACTTCAACAAAAAGAGAGTGACTTTCGTTTGAAAGTCTAATGGTTGTTTCCCTGCAAGACACAAGGCATAGAATTCCTACTTCCAATGACGTGCCTTCAATTAGACAGTTAATAGCATGAACTGTCTGGTCTTCGCTCCATAAATAGTCAATAGTCACTTGCCCTGAAAAGCAGTCTTAATTCTACGCTTCAATGCAAGCCGCACACTACTGGCTTCAAATCTGTTGGGATCTTGTAGTTCGTCTGTCCATCGTCGAGGGACAATATTTGTGCCAAGTCCTTCGTGAACATACCATGCATATGCCCTGCCAGAAGAATTCTTGGCATCCCAGTTCCACGTGGCTGTAATATCTGTTGCACCCTGAGTAATCCTAAAAGACTCCCTGCCACTGTCGTACAATTCACCCAGGTCGTAGATGTCACGGGGAGAAGTTACCACTTCTCCATTCTTTCTTCTTGTTTCATTTGGGTACCGCCATCTGTCGCTCTTAAATTGGTCGTCCCAGTAAGCATCATCAATATCTTCGGACGCCCAAGTTTCAAAAGCCGTGCGAAGTTTTTTCTCCCACGACTCACCTCCAATTAGCCTGGCTCCGACAATAACGCCTGCCATTACACATACAAGGGGCGAACTATCATGTCTGGAATCGTAAAACGACAGCGCTCGTAAGCCACGTCATCACCAGGAAAATAACGAGGATTGCTATCAGGAAAGCGTCTGACCATTCTGTCCATAGCAAGAGGCAAAGTATTGCCACTAGGAGTGTACTGCACCAAAATTACTTCCCACAGTTGATTCATCTTTAATGCGCCCAGTGGAGAACGAGGCAGGATCTCGGGAAACTGTCGCATTGTCACTTCCAACCCACTCACCTTGAATTCAGGCGGCACTCCTTGCTGTCCCACCACATAAATAG